ATCGTTAACAGGTGGAACACTCACCTCTGATGACACATATTTTTATAGGACGTTCACGGCATCTGACACGTTGACGGTCACTGGTGGTGACCTTGTTGTTGACTACCTTGTTGTTGCCGGTGGTGGCGGAGGTGGTGTAAACACGGGCGCTAACGGCGGTGGAGGTGGTGGCGCTGGTGGCTATCGTTCATCCGTTGCCGGTGAGTCATCTGGTGGCGGTGCGAGTGCTGAATCACAACTAACACTTACTGCAACAAGTTACCCAGTAACAGTTGGTGGTGGCGGTGCGGGTGGCAATAACGCAGCAAATGGTTCTAGTAGTGTTTTTGCAACTATTACAGCAACAGGCGGCGGCTACGGCGGCAACGCTACCAATGGGACGGGCAGCACGGGAGGTTCTGGCGGTGGAACAAGAGGCTTTGGCAATTCAAATCCACCCAACAGCGGGGGTGCTGGTACAACCGGTCAAGGTTTTGCAAGTGGCAACAATTTTAATTCTACGAATGTGGGTGAAATCGCTGGTGGCGGTGGTGGTGGTTCCGGTGGGGTTGGCGGTAATGCTTCATTAAACAACGGAGGCGCTGGTGGCACTGGCGTTTCATCATCCATAACAGGTTCGGCTGTGGGTCGCGCTGGTGGTGGTGGAGGTCATGGGCCAAGTTCGGTGGGTAGTGCAACAAGTGGTGGTGGAAGTAATGCGGCTGGTGGTGCTAACACCGGAGGCGGTGGTAGTGGTGCTATATCAACTGCATACGCAGGCGGTTCAGGAATCGTAATCATTCGCTACCTCAAATCAGCAGTCGCACAATAAACGAAAGGGAAAACACTATGTCTCATTGGGCTGAGTTAGACGAAAACAACACTGTCCTTCGCGTGATCGTTGGCAGCAACGAGGATCAGGACGAAGGCTACACATGGATCGTGAACAACCTTGGTGGCACTTGGGTGCAAACAAGTTACAACTCCACAATTCGCAAGCAGTTCGCTGGGATTGGGTTCACGTATGACCCGACAGCGGATGTGTTTATCGCCCCACAACCGTATCCTTCATGGACTCTTGATGAGAACCATGACTGGCAGGCTCCATCACCAATGCCCACTGAAGGTTTTTGGGTGTGGGATGAAGAAATCCTTGTATGGGTTGAAGCACCAAGCATTTAATTAACACAACTACGGGAAGGTTCCTGATGCAGAAACCAGCAAACTTTGAACTTACGATGTATCAGGGCGCAACCTGGGAATATGAACTGACATGGAAAATTAGTGACGTTGCCGTTGACCTGACGGGGTACACAGCTCGGATGCAGGTGCGGTCAAGTTACGACTCACCGACAGCAATCCTGTCCATCACCACAGGTTCAGGCATCACCCTTGGCGGCGTTGCTGGCACAGTCAGCTTGACCCTTGATGCAACAGCAACGGCGGCGATCACGGCGCAGGTTGCACTGTATGACCTTGAACTTGTCTCGCCCAGTGGTGTTGTTACTCGACTGCTTGAGGGCAAGTTTACGATCACGCCCGAGGTTACAAAATGAGCGACATTACGTTGACACAACCGGCGGCATCCACCGTCACTGTGTCCACGCCTACAACAGCGACAGTCAACGTGACCCCTGTGTATTCCACGGTCGTGTTGGGCGCTGATGGTAACGCCGGCGCTGAGGGCGCTAGTGCGTATCAGGTGGCTGTCAATGATGGTTTCGTTGGTGATGAAACTGCATGGCTGGCGTCCCTTATTGGAGCCACGGGTGCCGCTGGCGCTGACGGTGATGACGGAGCAACAGGGCCGGCAGGATCTAACGGTGTCGCCGGCGCTGACGGCAGTGACGGTGTTGACGGCAGTGACGGTTTAAGTGCTTATGAAGTTGCTGTCGTCAACGGCTTTGAAGGTGATGAAACCGCATGGCTGGCGTCCCTTGTCGGCGCCACAGGAGCCGCGGGTGCCACCGGAGCGGCAGGCCCCGCCGGAGCCGATGGTGCTGGCGCTGACTCTGCCCCGTTTGCTTTCATGGTGATGGGGGCATGACATGACCGCTGGCGAAATCATCAGCCTTGTTGCTGTCTCGCTCTCTATTGTCACGGCTGTACTCGGTGGGTTGATGTGGGTGATCAAGGCGCAAGTGACATCTATGCGCCGAGACTTGCAGCCCAACGGCGGCAGCTCTACCAAGGATCAACTCAACCGCATTGAGTCGGATGTGCGCGACGTTCGCAGCAAGGTTGACGATCACATCACTTGGCACTTAAACGAATAACTCAACAGCAACACCAACCGGCCACCTTCGGGTGGCTTTTTTGATGAAGGGATGCATCATGTTCAGCAAAGTATTCGCAATGACAGCACTTGAACGAGCGATCCGAACGGCGGCGCAGGCGTTGCTTGCATTGTGGGCAACAGATGTCAGCGGCGTGTTGGAAGTTGACTGGGTTCAAGCCGGCAGCGTTGCAGCCCTTGCAGCTTGCACATCAATCCTGATGTCAATTGTTGCCACCGGCACCGCAGACAAAGGAAGCGCCTCTTTTGTGAAGGAAGAAATCTGATGGCGAAGTTGGTAAAGGCTGGCGTGACCCTGCGCGATCAAGTAAACCGCCGTTGGCCTAAGCGCGACAAGCGCAGCGATGGTTGGATTGGTGATGCTGCACATTCACAACGTGCCTCATTCCACAACCCTGACAAGCGCGGTCTTGTGTTCGCCATTGATATTGATGAGAACTTTGGCAAAGGCAAATGGCGCAATGGCGGCGCTGCCAAGCGTTTCGCCAACGAGTTGCTCGCATACAGCCGCAGCACGTTGCCTGGCTCGGATCGAGTATTGCACGTTGTCTATGAAGATCAAGTTGCCAGCGGCACATACAAAGCAACGTGGTGGAAGTTTCGTGGCAAAGGCTACGGGCACTATCAGCACATTCACATCACCTTCGCTGAGGCGGCAGTCAAAGACGGCGCGCTGTTCCCGCTGCCGTGCCTAGCACGAACGGCCAAGGCTAAGAAAGATTGGACAGCAAGGCTGCGCCCGTGGCTCTAGCCGACAAGTTCACTCAGGCTAAGACAGCGCGCAAAGGCCCACCATGCACCGTGGGTTTGCTGCTTTCGTTTATGACTGAGGACGACCGCGCAGCGTTAGAGGCTGCACTCGCTGATCCTGCCATTGAGTCGCGCACAATCTGGCGGGTACTCGTTGAGGAAGGTCACGAAATAAGCGACACACCGATTGGCCGACATCGAAGAGGGATGTGCCTATGCTCGCGCAAAGACTTGCAGAATTAGCAAAAAAACCAAAGATACTGATTTGGGATTTGGAGACAAGCCCGGCGATTCTGTACGGCTTCAGTCTCTGGAATCAAAACCACAGCATCAATCAAATCATTGAACCGTCACGGGTGTTGTGTTTCGCAGCTAAGTGGCTAGACAAGAAAAGCACCGAGTTTTATTCTGAGTTTCACACCAGCCGTGAAGACATGATTGAGCAGGCTTGGCGGCTACTTGATGAAGCCGACATCCTTGTCAGTTATAACGGTATCGGTTTCGATACCAAGCACATGAATCGTGAGTTTTTACTTGCCGGCCTTGGCCCTGTCTCACCTTTCGTTGACATTGACTTGCTGAGAATCAACCGCGCCAACTTCAAATTCCTGTCCAATAAACTTGGCTACGTCACCGAGGCTGTCGGGCTGCCCACCAAGTTAGAAACTGGCGGCATGGAGTTATGGAAACGAGTCCTCGACAACGACCCGGCGGCGTGGGCAAAGTTTAAGCAGTACAACATTCGTGACGTCGTTGTTACTGAGAAGCTATATCTGCTGCTGGCACAGGGTGGCTGGATAAAAGGTGTTCACGCCGGTTTGTTTAACGGCAACATGACCACCTGCCATTCATGCGGCAGTTCTGACCTCACCCCGGTGGGCGTGATCTATGCGCGGTCAAGTGCATGGCCAAAGGCGCTGTGTGTCTGCGGTGTGTTCAACAAAGTGCTTGGCAACGGTCAAACGAGGGCTTGCTAATGGACATCATTGAGCAACGCGGCAAAGACTACGGCGCGGCAGGGGTGAACCTGCAACGCACCGCTGACCTGTGGAGTGCATACCTTGGCACCACGATCACGGTGGAACAGGTCTGTGTGTGCATGTCGCTGGTGAAAATTTCACGCATGGCGGCGGGGCGCAAGGACGACAACTATCTTGATGCCCGCGCCTATTTGCAACTGGCGCAAGACTTGGGCACATTGTGAAACTACATCTGCAAGTGGGCGACCTCGTGCTGAAAGTCACGGACTGCGACTACACAAAACGCGAGGTCAAAGAGCTGCTGAAATCAATGAGCAGCATCTACCTAGCAATTGTTGAGGCGTCAGCGCCAGCGCCAGAGCGTGAAGCAAACCCCATCGGCTTTAGTGCCCACCTTGAACGCGCCGCCGAAATGCCCGGTGAGGATTACTACACCGACGATGAGGAATAAAGACTTGACCCCTGAGGCTGGCGACCCCTTCGCGCCGGCTGAATGCCCCCTGACTGTCTTAGGACGGTTGGGGGGCATTCTCTGCTTTTATAGTTTGCCAAGAGCGCGCCTGACAGTCATGCGGTCAACGCCGGCAAGTTCGGCGGCTTTAACTTCAGTCCCGCCATTGTCCCAATAGTTTCTAATTGCAACGTAAAGATCAGCGGCACGGGCGCGTTCGGTTTCTTTTGATTTCTTCCACGCCTTGCCGGCAATTTCAAGCCGATCAGTCATGGCGTGTCCATTACATTCAACAGCATTTCCACAATCGTCACACATATGTGCAGGCGTAACGCTCATGCCGTCACCGCCACTGCTTCATCGCGTGTTGCGTACTGCGCAACAAATACGTCCTCAATGTCGAACACGAACCACGCGCCAGCAATTTCACGGATGGTGGCGCCTGCTGGCGTATAGGTGAACATGCCACCATTGTAGGACTTGACCCAGTGAAGTTGGGTGGTGTTCATCATCACTTCACCTCTGCTTTCAGGATCTGAACCTCGAAGCGCTCAACGGTCGCGTCCTTGGCACAAGCCACGCTTAATTCCCGGTCATCCTTTGCCTTGATACCTTGGGCGAGGTCTAATCGAGAAGTCCAAGTCGCAACCCACGGGGTTTCAACGGTTCCATCGGTCTTGTAGAAATCCACAACGACAGCGTAGGCGTAAATCCTTGTGGCGCTGTTGCGCGTAAACACTTGGCCGGTCTTTTCGTTGATTGCTGTGTGCTTGTTCATTTCGTTCCCCTTTGTGGTTGTTGTTCCCTTATGTAGAGAACTCTACACCTAATTGTTGAGATGTCAACAGGAAACACAAAGAAATGCAAACTATTTTTTAGAGCGTACAGAAAAGCGTACGGTTCTAGGCGATCATGCTCACGGCAGCGGCCAAGGCATCGTCCTCAATCAAGGTATAGACAGCGGTCGTGGCGGGGCTGGAGTGTCCTAGCAATTCCTGTACTGCCCTGATGTCCTTGCTGCCCTGGTATGCCTTGGTTGCGAACCTATGGCGCAAGGTGTGGGCTGTCAGTTCCCCACCGAGTAGGCGCTTGAGTGTCTTGCTGACCCAATCGCCGGACACGGGGCGATCCAACTCAGGTTGCAAGCGGCTGGGGAACACCCATTGGCTGTCACGGTGACGCGCCATTTGTGCCCGTAGTGGCTCGATCAAGACCGGGTGAATGGGGATGCGGCGTTGGCGTCCACCTTTGCCGGTGATGTGTAGGCAGTCGGTGACATCGCTTTGGCGCAGGTTGGCGATCTCTATGCGCCGTAGCCCGGCGTAGCCTGCCAGCAGCACCAGCACCAACTCGGTTGGGTTTGATGACATCACTGCGCGCTTCACGTTCGTCTCTGGCGCTGGGCGTGGGCGGGTGACGGGTGTGCGGATCGGGCGCAGGTTCAGGCTGGGGTCAGGCGTGATGTGCCCATACCTATACGCCCAGCCGAAGAAACTGCGAACGCTTGACCGATGTGACTTTCGGGTTTGAGGCAGCCACGACGCCTTTGACAGGTGATTAATCAGGTCGTCCTCGGTCACCGTGGTCAGGTCAGGGAAGTGCCCCATCAGGGTTTCAATGTGTGATCGCCTGATCTTGATGGTGCCTGCTGCCGGGTTGCCTGAGTTAAACCACGTCAGGTAAAGGTCAAGCAGGTGCTTGGAGTGGTTCGGTGAAGCATCGGCCATTATCCCCCCGCCCCCCCCCAGATGTGTTAAACGTGTCCGACACGCCCGAGAGGGTGTAAAACTTTCAATTTCTTTTAGCATAGGTTCAGCCCCAGTTGTCCACAAGCAAAACCCTTGACTCACGACACGATTGTTACCCGCCGGTAACTACGCTTAATCGAAGGGTTTCTGGTTCGAGTCCAGATGGGGGAGCGTTGGGGCTGTAGCGGATAAAACCGTTGCAGCCCTTATGTTTTTGCCCCCCAGCAAGACATTGCTATTGAGTTTTCAGCCGTCACCCGCCTATTCCCCCCAATTAGGCGGCTGGCGGCTGTTTTTCGTTGCTCATTCTAAATTGTTATCCACAGCCCGACATTGAGTGTTTGACCTTTTGACCGAACATGTTTGTGAAAATGACCGGTCAAATGGCACTAGGTTCCCAGTAATGCAAAAACCCAAACCTCCGGGGTGAAGCACCCAGCCTCGTGCTGACAATTGAATGAAGCTCCCCCCTTGACTCTGAAACTTTCGACGGTACTTGAGTCAAGGGGGGCATCCAATCCCTTCAGATAGGACACCTTCATTATGACATTTCTTGTTGGTTTATGTGCACTGAGTGCCGCATTTGGCCTGTGGCTCTGGCAAATTGAGCGTGGCCACCGCCTCACAGCCGACCACGAAGCCGACCTACTCCACCGTGATTTGGTCGCACTTCAGGCAGCCCACGAGGCTGCACTTGACGACCTTGACGACATGGTGGACGCAATCGTTGCCAACGCCCGACTCAAGCACCCCACCGGACGCCTAAGCCTGATCAGGGGTGAAGGCGCATGAGCATCATTCTCACGGCCTTCGCCGCATTCGTCACGTTCTCCGTTCTCAGCGCGTTGGCACTGACAGTGATGAGCCTGCCCACCATCATCAAAAGCAACCGCCAGCGGCGTGAGGATGAGTTCTATCTTGCTGAGCGCCTCAGTGCTGAAGTCAAGGCGGCACGGCATCGGGACGTTCGATGATCATGGCCGCTGTCTTATCGGCAGCCATAGCGCTTAGTCCCTCCGCTGATGCACAAATGCCACAACTCACCGCGCCAGCAACCGCGCCCATCATGCACGGTCAGTCAACGCCGTACAAGGGAAAGTATTGGATCAAAGGCCAGCGCAAATACACGTTGTGTGTGTTGCATTACGAGTCACGTTCAAATTGGTTTTCAACTGCCCGCGCTGATGGTTACTTTGGCGGGTTCAAATTCACTAAGGCGCTGACATCGGGCGCAACGTGGATGATGACACCCGAACTGCGCGTCATGTTCGGTGATGTGCGTGGCCGCAAGGTTGCGCGTGAACTGCGCGCGACCGAGATGCACAAGTGGTTGCCGTTCTATCAGCACATGGCCTTTGCCACAGTCCTGAATTGGGAAGGCGCCGGCAGCGGTCAGTCACATTGGGCAGCGCAACGCAAGCGGTGTTTCCTGTGAAGCTATGCATCGCTGACCCGCCTTATCTTGGCAAGGCTGAGATGTTTTATGGAGAAACAAAAAAGGCAAACATGAATCTTGGCGGACAAATCAACCAGACATTCAAGGCTGACAGGCACAAAGACGCGCACCTATGGGATAACCCCGAAACACACAAGCAAATGGTTTTGCAACTTTGCCAGGACTATGACGGATGGGCAATTGCAATGCTGCCCACAAACCTTCGTCACTATCTTCACTGGGTTCCTGAGCGCACACGCATCTGCGTTTGGCATGACCCACGGGTTATGCCAACAGGTTCGCACCCACGCAGACGATGGGAGCCTGTACTTGTTTACGTCCCAGCAGGTCGCAGACGTGTGGTTGACGTTGAAACACCAGTGCCAGATGTTTTGACCTGCCCGCACCCTAGCGGCTCGTTTGCTGGCTCGAAGCCGCCAGCATGGACGCGATGGGTGTTGGACATGCTGGGCTACGACCCTGAGCAAGACACTGTTGACGACTTATTCAAAGGCAGCGGGGCTGTTGCTCAAGAGGTTGCACAGGGGGTTCTGCTGTGAAGGCCAAAATCAAACTCAGTTGTGCTGCCTGCACGTTGACGATTCAGCCAGGGGAACCAATCGAGTTGGAAGATTTCGGTTGGGTGCATCGGTTGTGTTACGCCGAAAAGCACCCACGCCGGGCATGGTTGCGTTGCGACTATTGCAAGGCCGAGATGCCCCACCAGTACACCAATGACGGTCTCGTGTGCGGGATGTGTGGATTGTGAACCCCGACAACATGAGCGCCCGTGACTTCGTCAACGAGTTCGTGTGGACGTGGCCACGTCATGAAGGCAAGGTCACTGTCGCTTCACGCATCTTTGGGATGAGTCCTAAATCTTTTGTGCAACGCCTGCAACGCGCACGGAAGTCTGGCATTGAGGTTTCGTTTTATGACGACATGAAGACCGAGGGGGCGAAGTGATCTGCCTGCGCGTGTTCGGCACACCAGCACCGCAGGGAAGCAAGCGGCATGTCGGCGGCGGTCGAATGATTGAGGCCAGCAAGAAAGTGAAGCCGTGGCGTCAAGCAATCGTTGATCAGGCACACCGTGATGGTGTTGCAGGTTCGCAGCTTGATGGGCCGTTGCTGTTGCGGGTGACGTTCTACTTGCAACGCCCGAAGTTTCACAGCGGCGTCAAGGGACTCAAGGCGCTGGCGCCGTTGTTCCCGCATCGGGTGCCTGACCTGGACAAGTTGCTGCGCTCAACCTGCGACGCACTGACGGATGCACAAGTCATCGTTGACGATGCGCGCATTGTGCAGATCAAAGCGCGAAAAGTTTACGCCGATGAAGTCGCACCCGGCGCAATTATTTACATCACACACATCAATGAGGGGAATGAATATGAATGAAGTCGAATTGGATGCAGTCGCCAATTGGGTGATGCACCTGAAGCAATTACGCGCCGACCGCGCAGAGATTGATGAGCAGATTGAGCAGGCTGAGAATCAAATAAAAGACGCCCTTGGTGATGCTGAGACAGGCACCATTGGTGGTGACCCTGTGATCAAGTGGACACACATCGTCACCAACAGGTTCGATCAAAAGGCCGCCAAAGCAATCCTTAGTGATGAGCAGATTGCCGCTTGCACTAAGCCAAGTGAGTCACGCCGCTTCACGATTGTTGAAATCTGATGGGCAAACTCAAAGACACATTATGCGAGGACAACCCGCCATTTGATGTCACCAATTCACTCATTGATCAGGTGAAGCAATACGCCACCTGGTCACCGCGTTCACAGCAAACAATGATCGGCGCCTCAGAGATCGGCACACCATGTTCACGCCGCCTTGCCTACAAGCTGCTTGACGTTGAGGCCGTGAATACTGACAGCGATCCGTGGCCAGCCATTGTTGGCACAAGTGTTCATTCATACCTTGAGCGCGCGTTCCGTAAAAACCCCGATTACATGACCGAGGTCAAAGTCATGTTGGAGCCATGGACAAAAGGCACCGCCGACCTTGTACACATCCCGAGCAAAACCGTGATTGACCACAAGGTTGTCGGCGTCACTGCGCTCAAGAAATACAAGTCCGAAGGCATGAGCCAGCAGTACCGGGTGCAGCTCAACATGTACGCCCTCGGCCTGCGCCTAATGGACATTGAAATTGAAAACGTGGCGATCATGTTTTGGTCGCGTTCGGGAATGATGCGCGACGCTTTCAGCATTTCTGAACCGTATGACGAAGCCCTTGTTGATGACATGTTCAAGCGTTTTGACGCCATCAAAGAAATAACAACCCTGGGCACAAGTGCGCTGCCGTTGATTCCCACGACACCAACGCACTGTATGTACTGCCCCAACCACTTGCCGCTATCAACAGACATTGAAGCGGCATGCAATGGCCAATAGGTCATTGATCCAACCCAACCCAACCCATTACGAAAGGTAACACCATGTCAGTTTGGGACGATCCCGAAATGCGAGTCAGTAGTGATTACGCAGCATTTAGCGACATCGGCGACACCGTTAGTGGCACCGTCACTGGCGTTTACGCGCACCGTTTTGATGACGGCAAAGTAGTACCAAAGATCATGCTGGACACCACCGAGGGTGAAGTTGCCCTTACCGCCGGGCAAGTTCGATTGAAGGCCGAACTGTCTGAGAAACGACCTGAAGTAGGCGACCACCTGACCGTCACGTTGACCGAGGTGGAAAAGCGCGCAGGCGGCAAAACGCTTAAGCACTTTGATGTTGTTGTTGTCAAGTCAGGAACGCCGGCGGCGACTGTTGCCGCGCCATCCCTGACGCCAGATCAGATCAGCGCAATGGAACTACTCAAGGCATCTGGCCTCACTGCATAACACCAACGGCGGCGGCGTTGTGTTGAGGCTGCGCCGCCGCCTTGTCTTACCCAACATCTTTGAAAGGCAACAATGCAACAACTAGACACCACCAGCAACGAGCTGCTTGCCAGCGCCCTGCGCCTTGCCGGCCGTGGCATTGGCGTGATCCCGCTGTGGTGGCCTGAAAACGGCGTGTGCATGTGCCCCAGGGGTGAGAACTGCTCCAGCCCTGCCAAGCACCCATTGACCTACAACGGCCTCAATGACGCCACCACGGACGCCGGTCTGATTGCGAGCTGGTGGCAGCGTTACCCACAAGCCAACATTGGATTGGTAACAGGTGGGCAGATTGACGTCATTGACGTTGACGGCGCTATTCCTGCCTATCAGCAACTCATCGCCGACATTGGCTCGCCACAACACGTTGCCACCGTGATCACTGGCCGTGGTGATGGTGGCCTGCACATCTACTGCACACCCGGTGGCAACAAAACGATCCCTAGTGGCAAACACGGGCTGCCGAACAAGATTGAAGTCAAAGGCGCTGGCGGTTACGTTGTCGCGCCACCGAGTCGACACATCAGCGGCGGCACCTACACCTACATGACGCAAGACACTGGTCAGATACACGGTGACATCGTTTTGACTCAATGGCTGGCAAACATTGCACCCGACGAAGCCAAGGTCATTGAACTACGCCCAGCACCGGCGCCACCAACATTGAATGTGCCAACACACACCAACACCGACAACGTCACCAAGTACAGGGACGCCGTGATCAACAGCGCCTGTGACGCTATCGCCTACGCCGGTGAAGGTGGGCGGTGGTTGGCGCTGGCAACTGAGGCGGTGCCGAAAATCTGCCGTGGTATCGCAGGGGGATTGATCCCGCGCGACGTCGGCACCTACGCCCTTGAAGGGGCGTCGCGTCAGGCTGGCCTTGACTCAGGTGAAGTTGCTCGAATCCCTGAGTTGATTGACTTGATGTTGGCTCAAGGCATCAAAGAGCCGATCACGCCGCCACAGGACACCAATGCCCTGACTGATGCGTGGTTGGCCTCGCTCCCAAAAGATGACGCTGGCGAACTGCCAGAGGCGTATACCGAGGTCATAAACCAACGCACCTCATGGTGGCCAATAGACCTGCAACCTGTACTTGACGGCAAAGTCACCGAAACGCCGCCGGCGTTCCTGGAGTTTGTTGATGATCAGCCGCTGTTCTACGCCGGCAAAGTTAACGGCATCATTGGTGAGTCCGAATCAGGCAAGACATGGATTGCATTAGAGGCCGTCAAGCAGGCTATGGCAAGCAATAAGCATGTCCTTTATATGGATTTCGAGGACAGCGCCCCTGGCATTGTGTCCCGACTGCGCTCCCTTGGCGTTACTGACTTCACCAATCTGTCATATATGTCCCCTGATGAAGGCTTTGGCACTCTGGCGAAACTTGACCTAGCCGAAACCCTGCACACGCTCACGCCTGATCTGGCCGTCCTTGACGGGTTTAACGCCGCCATGAACGTCCTCGGGCTTGACATCAACAGCAACAACGACGCCACCACCTTCGCGCAGCTGCTACTTAAGCCGGTCGCCGCCACGGGCGTGTGCCTTATTTATGTGGATCACGTTCCTAAGTCAAAGGATGCCAGGGGCAAGGGCGGCATCGGCGCACAAGCCAAACGAGCCATGACCACCGGCTGCACGTTGGCGGTGCATGTCCTAGAGCCATTCGGGCGCGGAAACACCGGCAGGCTTGCTCTCAGCGTTGATAAAGACCGCGCAGGGCATGTGCGCGGATACGCCACCGACGCCAAGAACCTTGGCACGGTCGTCCTTGCCAGTGATAAGACCAGCGGCAACATTGAGGTTGAGTTTCATGCCTTTGATGCTAAGGCTGCCAAGGCCGTCACCGCCGGCAACCACAGAGACGCCGTGCTGCGCGTCCTAGGTGAATCAGCGGTGCCAATGACTCAAAAGGAAGTCGTTGATCTGCTCAAGGTTCAAGGCCATTCCATAGACAACAACCTGCACAAACCCACCTTTGAAGGTCTTGCATTTGACAACCTCATCGTCAAAGAAAGCGGGAAGTGGAAGCTGCACGAAAACGACCAATTAGGTGATGAAACTGATGATTAATTACAAGGACAGAATTCTGCAACGATTCTGCAAGGGCAGAATTCTGGTGCCAGCGAAGGCCCCGACGGATTCTGCAAACGCCCCCCTTAGGGGGCATGCAGAATTCAGAATCGGGGAGTTGACGTTTCTGCTTGCGTTTCTGCATTTACGTTTTTTAGCAGAATCGAGGCCATGATCATGGTCATTAAAAAGACCTACAAAGCGCCATCAAAACCGACCCCAAAACCCTGCCGCACATGCAAGCGGTTGGTGCTCGCAGGACTTGATGCCAGGGCGGCGGCGCTGTCAGTTGTCATTGATGCCGAAACCCTGACCCGCGATGGTGAACTACTGATGATCGTTGGCGGCATCAAGGTCTACGCCACCAACACACAAGGCGACATC